GCCGCAGAAGAGGAAGAATCAATAGGAGAAGAGGTTGAACAAGAAGTCGCAGGTGCAGAAACACCAGAAACTTCAACTATTGATAAATTGAACGAGATCGCAGATAATAGTAAAGAGCTCTTAAAGGGTGCGACTAAGGCCGTTGCAACCACAGGAGCAGTTGTAGCGGCATCAACGACAACAGCAACCGCAGCACCTTCTATTACAGCATCTATTGGGATGTTCGTTCAAGATACGACATCAAAGGCTGCAGCAATCGGAACTGCTGGTTTGATGTCGATTGGATCAGGTGCATACTTCCAAGCTAAGACTGCAAAAGAAGAGGGAATCGAAATCGCAGTCGTGAGTGAGCAACAATACGGTATCTTCTCAAATGCAAATATTTACACCGAAGCGCTATTTGGTGTGGCAGCATTTGATACCATCGTTCAATATGCAGAAGAGGGATATGGAGACGTTGAAGGAACGAACCCTTCTGGTGATGGTGAAGGTGAAGGTGGCGGTGATGGAACCACATCGACCGGCGATAATTCTAAAAACCCAATTAAATACGAAGAGGTCAAAGATGATCCTCAAGTAAGCAGTGTAGGAGATCAGTAATATGGAAGAGATATTTGACAAAATCCTCGCACCCTATATGTCCTCAGCGCCCGAGTTTGTCATCGCGCTGATGGGACTCATAGGAACACTTTCTTATATTGTACCAGAGAATAGCAAACTAGGAAGGCTCTTAGGAAAATTCACTGGCAATCTAGGGAAAATAAAAGACTACCTATTAAAAAAGAAAAATAAATGAAAAGACTACTACCACTATTATTCGCAACCATTTCTATGGCACAAGGAGCGATTGTCACCTTTACAGGTGGAATTGCGACTGCCTTTGATGGAACAGAATTTACGACAGACGCGCAAGGCCAATTCAGCGGTGTTCAATGGTACACAGATCAATCTGTGATCCTTGAATACGTTTCACCTTCAGAAGACTATAGCTTTCAAACTGTAGGAAACTACTATGGTGCAGGCGATGACGTCATCCATGGTCACTGGACTGCAATTTCTTCAATTGAAATCTATCGTGAAAACAATGTTCCATTTGATCTTCAATTCTTCCACATGACCTCGAATACAGAGATTGGTGGAGGGCCTGCAACTGGAAATGAGATTATTGCGATTCAAGGATGGTTAAATGGTGTTGCTGTTACTGATGAATTCCAATTACCAAGTGACGATTGGGGTGGTGAGTACCAAGACGTATTCCTTCCATCATCATTCGATAACGTTGATAAAGTCGTTATCCGTGATTTGTCTCAGTGGACTACAGGTGAATATCTTCAAGGCGAATGGTCAGCATTCTGTTTTGGAATGGACAACTTCGTGTTCGATGAAGTCGTTCCTCAAGAGTTGATCTTAGGAAACGGTGTTGAGCTTGAAGTCGTTGCTGTTCCTGAGAGTGGAAGCATCCTCTTCGCTGGACTCGGAGCTCTTATGCTTCTTCGTCGCAGACGCTAAAATTTAAAACCAGATAGTCCTAATAGCATAAGGACGTAAAGGATAAAGCAGAACCCAAAGAAAAGGGTGAGCTTTATCCTTTTTTGTTTTTCTAGTCTTTTGAGTTCAGTATTGCCCGGAAATGAGCTTCTAAGTGGCCTCTCAAAGAGAATTCTACGGTATTTTGTCTTTTTCATGACTCAAACTAAGTAAAATGCGTATTTTGTATCATTTTGTTATTTACAATATTCTTATTTATGGTATAATTCACACATGAAAACAAAACGAGCTAAGAAGTATCTTAAGTCTGGATTGGTAGCTTCACCTGATTTTAAGTTCACAGGTGATGAACCTACATGGCATAACGTTACGAAAGAAAAACAAGAATCACTTCTTGGTCGTTGTCTTGGATTCTACAATTACTACCTTGATCGTGAAGATTATATTCCAATCATTCAAGAGTATATGAAGAACAACTCTTATAACCCTAATGATATCAAGGTTATACCAAATGTTCCAAAAACAAGTTTTGTATTTAACATCACTGGGAAGTTATGTCGATGCTTCAACATGGGTATGCCTAAGTTTGGTAGGTATGCAGATGTTGTCAAAGAGAATATTGCAACACTTATCTCAGAAGCAAAAGCAGAAATCCTTGATAAAAAATCTACTGTGGTTGAAAAAGAAGATGCTCCTAAAAAGCCAAACGTGCATACCATTATGACCGAGAAAGTTCGGACTAGCGTATTATGTGAACTTGAAGGTATGCTCGATGTGTGGACGGATGCGAAGGCGAAGATCAAAAAATTCCCTATCGCATCCGTCCTTAGGGGTGAGAATATCCCAATCGCCTTCTTAGGACCAATTGTTCAATGGATCGAACGTTATAAGAGTGACTATGTCGATGCGTATGAAAAGAGATGTCCTGATATGGTTGAAGGGTTCTCATACCTAACTAAGGTGCAACTTCGTAAGCGTATTAGTGCAATGGATGAAATGCTTAATGAGATTATCCTTTATAAGTCTTCTAAGAAAGTTGCTCGTAAGCCCCGAGTCAAGAAGGCAAAATCTGCTGACAAGCAAATCACAAGATTGAATTATCTCAATGAGTCTAAGGAGTATGCAATGCAATCATGTGATCCAACACGAATCGTTGGTGCACAAACACTCTTTACATTCAATACGAAATATCGTAAGTTCACATTCTTTAAGGCGGAGAGCCGAAACGGATTTACGGTATCTGGTAGTACACTTAAAGGGTTTGATCCTAAAACTTCATTCTCACTTACGTTACGTAAGCCAAAAGAAATACTCCCAATCATCGCATCTAAAACAGAAAAACAAATCGAAAAGGAACTAACTAAACTCAAAACAAAACGTAATCCAGCAAATGGAAGAATCAACAAAGACACTATCTTAATCAGAACACTATGAGCAAAGAAAAATCAAAGATCATCATCAAGCCTGCAATTACTAAGGAGCAGTTGAGGTTTGAAGTTGAGAAGCTAGTCCACGGTGATGGCTTATCATACACAGAAGCAATCATCGAGATATGCAACAAAAAAGAGATTGATCCAGAAGACATGGCAAAGCTTGTCAAAGGACCACTTAAGAGTAAACTCGAGGTCGAAGCAATGGACCGAAATATCATCAAAAGAACTACATCAACACTATTCTAAAATATGAAAAAAACCGCAGGAGCTTATCAAGCCAAAAAGAAGATTCGTCGCAAAGGCGTTCATGCCAAATCGAAAACATCTAAGATCAAAGGATCGACCAATTACAAAAAGCAATATAGAGGCCAAGGTAATAAATGAACGGATATTTAGCATATCAGATTTACCAATCTCTTAAGCTACATTTCACTACGGATTATGACGCAGTGAAGTATAACTATAAGACTGCCGTGAGGCAGGATACTTTTGAGAAACGTAGAGACCGATACTTCTTTGAGAAGCTATCTCGGCGATTCAATAGAGAGCAACTTATTGACTACTTCACTGCGAATCTAATCGAAAACTCAAATGTCTGGATTGGAGATATGAGTGATGACGTATACAAAGCATATGTGGCACGTTACGATAAACTCACTTATATGTTCGATCAAGATATCAAAAAGATGTCGAATAAGGGTTACACCTTCGAAGATCTATGTACTGTTACTGAGGACTTCTCCCAGAATCCACTTCTGGAGGCCCTCAGATCAAGCGAGATTAACGTTGAGACTGTAGTCTTATTGGATATTCTCGTTAATTTCCTAAAGCGCGTGAGGAGTGTTCTAAGCGATCCTTTAGGTATAAATAACGAAGTGATCAACGTGCTACTCAAGTACAAGTTGATCATGCTGCAGAAGCCATTACCAAGAAACAAAATTAGGGATAAAGTACTTTTATCATTTACAAACTAGCCGTTTTATGGTAATATAGCTCCTGTCAGACAACTGCAAATACACTGTAATATAAAAACAAAATTATGTCATTCGAAAAACTAAAACAAAATCGTGATAACGCAATCTCAAAATTAGTCTCTGCTGCTGATACAAATACAGAGAAGAAGACTTATGGCGATGATCGTTTATGGAAACCAACTGTGGATAAAGCGGGCAATGGATTTGCCGTTATCCGTTTCTTACCTGCAGGCGGTGGTGAAGACCTCCCTTGGGTACGCTATTGGGATCATGGATTCAAAGGACCAACCGGTCGTTGGTACATTGAAAAATCTTTAACCTCAATCGGACAGCAAGATCCTGTGTCTGATCTCAACTCTCAGTTATGGAATACTGGGCGTGATGAAGACAAAGAACTTGCTCGTCAGCGAAAGCGTCGCCTGCACCATGTGTCCAATATCTTAGTCGTATCTGATTCGGCGAATCCGCAAAACGAAGGTAAGGTTTTCCTCTTCGAATATGGAAAGAAAATCATGGATAAGATCATGGACGTGATGCAACCTCAGTTCCAAGACGAGGAAGCAATCAATCCATTCGATTTTTGGAAAGGGGCTAACTTTAAGCTTAAGATTCGTAACGTAGAAGGCTATCGCAACTACGATAAATCTGAGTTTGATGGTATCTCCGAACTCTTTGATGGTGACGATGTTCGCCTTGAAGAAATTTACAATAAGCTCTACAAGTTGAGTGAATACACCGATCCTAATAACTACAAGTCTTATGCTGATCTTCAACGTAAGCTCTTTGAAGTTCTTGGTGAGGCAGAAGTGGCGTCAACGATGACCACCGAGCAACATGTAGAGATGAATACAACGAAAGAAGCACCTTCTTTCAATAGTGTCGATACTGAAGACACGACCGCAAGTAGTGACGATTCTGATGAAGATACTCTAAGCTATTTTGCCAAACTAGCTTCTAGTTAATAAACATAATTAAATACATAGCTAAAGGGGGTGGTCGAAAGATCACCCCCTTTTATTATGCACTCATAAGTTTCATCGCATCCATCATCAGGCTATTTGAACCATTATTAATATTGTAGTTGATATTATTAATGATCTGCTGAGGGGTATTAGAATTAATGTTTGGAGCATTAATGTTTGGGGAATTAGTTGATGTCGTCTTCTGAAATTGCGGAACTGTGCCAAACCCAAATGGTAGAGGGCCCATCGATCTGGTCCGATCTTTATCTGATGATTTTGGAGTGACTATATCAAGCAATCCTTTTACCTTATCAAGCATATCTTTGAAGAAGTTTTCAACAGTAGCTGTAATCTTTCCTATAGTATCAGAAAGTGTTTCACCTAATCCTCCGAATGCATCTTCAACAAACCCCTTAATAAGTTCAAATGGAGCCTTTACAACAACTTTAACACCTTCCCAAATCTTACTAAGAGCTTCTGTAAAAACTTCTCCGTCAAATGTAAATATCCCTTTGACTAAATCAACTACACCGCCAAAGACACCTTTGACAGCTTCGATGACTTTATCTGTTTGTTGCGTGATTGCATTTGCTAGATTATCAAAACCTAACCAATCGGCAAGCTTACTAGGAATCCATGCTAATATTTTTAATAGGCCACCAACTAAACCGTCGAATAGAGAATTGAATCCTTGCTTGATACCTTCAAGAATACCACCTTCTCTATAACCAGCTAAAAAGCCTTTCACAAAATCAAATATACTAAAGATGATTGTGATTGGTAAGAATATTCTCCTAAAGATCGTACCGATTTTACCAAAGAATCCAAAGAACTTATTGTATTTTCTTGCAGCTCTGACGATTGCTTTAAAGAAGTTACCTATCTTTTCAAAAATTCCAAATACCATTCTTCCAGTCGCTCTTAACTTTCTAAGACCGATTGCTTTAATTGTTTTACCGAGCTGTACGAAGAATTGGCCAATGGCTTTGATCCGTCCAATGACGTATTGGACCATTTTCATTTTACCCAATTTCTTAAAACTTAAGAAGTCAAGTATCTTACCGAATTGTCTGAATGACTTAACAGTTTTTCTGAATGTACTAACAGCGCCATCGAATACAGCTACAATACCAGCAAAAAGAAGGAATGCTTTGATGATTTTGAAAATGAAACTAAAAATAGACTTTGGTGCTTTCAACAATGTCTTACTGAAACTAAATAGACCTTTAAGCATAGTAGGAACGATATTTGTAATAACTTTAAACAAGCTATTGTACCTCTTTGTAGCGTCAGCCTTTTCTTCAAGTCGTTGTAATGCCCCTTTCTTCTGTTCCTCAACAAGAGGTTCAGTAAGAGCACGAGAGTTTTCGATCATCACTTTTTGAGTGACGTTACTAAGATCCTTTTTAGTGATGTAGTCTTCGTTAGCCATTTTGTTTTTGCTTTAGTTCTTCTTCTTCAAGATGGTCTTTTAAAAGTGTTAAGTAGATCTCCCTTTCCCATGGAATCATATTTTCAAGTTCTGATAAACTGTATTTATGGTGTTGAACTAGTGAAAATTGAACATGATAATAATTTTCTAGTGTATTATGAGAAAGGGCTATGTGAAAAAATCACCTAGACCTGAAAGTGTTTTTGTATTTTTGTGGTTGTTTGAACATGTATATTCAAGATCATGACTAAGAGCAGGAATTGTGGATACCCAATCGTTAATCTTTAACACCTGTTCACTACTTAGAGATTCAATGAATGCTTCAATCTCTTTTGGCGATGCTTGGTCAAATGGGTATACCTCATTCTCGTCATACACGCTTTCAATAATTGATGAAAGCCCTTGGACAATATCGTTTTGTTTTCTGTTAGATCTCCTTAATGCTTTCTCAGCATCTTTTAAGCTCGGTGCACGTAGTGTAATACCAACTTCGTCTGTTAGCTTTACTACGTTATCATTCGACGTTTCACCTCTTACTTCAATTTGAGAAAGGTCAATTTCAACATCAATATATTCTTCACAATGCTCACATTTAATTTTGAATTGTGATGTTTCACCTGCACTCTTAGATCTAATTTGCAATAAGAGATATTCGATATCACTCATCGGCAATGAGTAAAGATCAAGTTTCTTAAATGTACAAGCATTGATAACATCTTTCATTGCAGCAATCAAGCTTGATTCTGTTCCAGCTTCTTGTGCAATCATCAATACTTTTTCTTCCTTTACAAGGAACGGACGGAATTCAACTGATTCACCATTTGACGGGAGAGTCAAATGGTATTTGGGTGTTTCAATTGTTGGTAATGGCATAATATTATTCAATTAATAATTTAAAGTAGACGCTTAAACGTATTAAGCTTATCCTTTGTAGTATTTATTATGGATTTGACGGCTCCTACTTCTTCAAAGGTTGTATAGGTCATAGTCACAGTTACAGTTAAAACACTGTCTGTCTCGTTGTTAGACAATTCAATAGCATTAACACCAACCGGGAATGCATCGATAAGTTTGATAGCATAGACTGGTGTGTTCTTTTTATCTAATTGTTGAATGGTTACATCTGTCCTATATTCTGCATCGTATGACAGAAGGTCAGTTTGTTTGTTAATAATAGACCGTTGCCAGTCATAGAAGAACTTTTTAACATAGTAGTCGTTAGTCAACGTAAATGTAAAGTCAACGTCCTGATCGATTAAGTTGTGTGGGATTTTAACTGTAAATGTTCCGTAAGGATCATAATCACCAGTAGCGATTGCTCTACCTGGAAGAGTAGCAGATTGGCATAGGATATTAATATCTCTTGGATCGTTGACCAATGTTCCTAAGTTAAAGTTGCCGCTAATTGCCGCAGCGGCTGCTGCTTCAAAATCCAAATTAAGTAACGGTTGCGACGGTGGTGTAATAGTAACAGCGAATCTGTTCGAGCTAGCTATACCTCCACGCTTACCAATCGTTGCTTTGAATTGATCAATCGTAACTGGATTAACTGCATTGTTTAAATCGTCTAATAGTCCCATGGTTTTTTAAGTGAATTGTTTCCTTGATAGTTGCCATACACCCTTTGCTTTAATCTTCACAAACTGCTCTGATGGTAAGAAGAGAACAGTCTCCCAATGCTGGGCAGGAATTTCTACAATTCGTGATTTGATGTGGTCAGTAAGATAGTGTTTAAAACAAGGAGCAAAATAGCGTAACCTTGCATTAGTCTTTAAAAAATTGTATTTCAATCTCAACTTAGTAGTACTATTGTACTTCTGGTTGTTCGTATATTCAGTCAGTTGGTCGAAAAAGATTGCTCTGTATCCTGGTGAAAGGTAATGGAGATTGAGACCATAGAATCCACCTTCTGCTTTGTCAATCAAGAAGATGAGAGGAAATCTATCGTAATACGGTAATGTCTTCTTATGTTTTGGATCATAAGTGTACATGAACATACGACCAATGAGTGGCTTGTTTGTATACTCAAAGTTCTCATCAGATAAAAGCTTTTTACGGCTAGGTATTGTACTCAGAAGCTCAATCTCATTTCTAAACCACTCAAGCGATTCTTTTGTGTTACGCTCGATACCGGAAATGGTTGCTCTGTTCTCAAGTCTATTAATAAACGTTGCCATCTATCCTATTTATAGGATTTTTATACCAAATCCACGTAAAGTATCTTCGGTCCAGACTGCAAATGTCATACCATGTTTATGTGCAAATCGTTGTGCTGCTTCCCATTTAGATTCGTTCTTGACATAGGTCATTACCTCGGCTAGATAGCGTTTTGTTTTTCTAGATGGTTGCTTAGGTGGCTGTGTTTGTTTCTTAGGCTTAATTTCAATAAGGAATACTTTACCGTCCTTCATACGTATGAATAAGTCTACAAAGTAGCGATGAACCTTTCCATCTGTCTTACACCTATATGGTATGACTACTTCTTCTGAGTTCCAACCAATTACATCAGGATGAGAATCTAACCATTTGAATGCTTGCCTTTCCCACAATGATCTGTACTTCACTTTATTAAAGTCACCCTCATACTTTGATGGGTTCTTTACCTTATAACGCCCAGAATATGCCATGATTTCGTTATAAATAACACTAAAGAATTTATTTATCTCATGGCAGAATTGCTAAATCCGTATGAACAATCTACTCCATTTTCCAACCGATCTTATTGATAAAGGTCGTCCTTATATTCGTTTTGCGTGTACACCTGCAAAGGAATATGAGCCTCTTCGACAGATCTGCCTTCCTTTAGTCGGTGCTATCAATTATGGTGATAGCGCAAACTATGCTACTATTGACATGGGATTGATTGATGCTGTTGCTGATTTTGTAGGTGACGTATCAACTGAAGGGCTTAAGAAAGCGACAACAGATGCAATATCTAAATTTAAAGAACAAGTTGACAGTGTTGGCGGTTTAGGTGCAAGTATTCTTCTTGCTAGAAAGCTTGGCCAAGATCGTTTGGGACAGGCTTTTGAATTTAGGGGCAAAACAATACAGAACCCAAGGACGAATACAACATTCGGTGGAAACCAGATTAGATCATTTGGTTTTAATTTTAAGATGATCGGTAGAAACCCTCACGAGGTTAGAGTCATTGATGATATTCAGAATA